AAAAAGTGTTCCAGGCTCGTTTAAACCTGGAACCCATAGACATGTCCATTTTGAATGTTCACCGCCTTTTAAACAGTTAGTTTAAACTAACCAACGAATGCGATTATTCAAAAGCATCTTTGTTGGCTTTATAGGCAATATAGGCATCCATCATAGCTGCAACAGCGTCGATTTTCTGCTCATATCGCTTCTTTAAAAGTTTCCTGTTTCCATTTGTGTCTTCCAACGTAATGCAGTTCCCCATTGCAAAAGTCATCAAATCCTCGTCAAACAAAAGCATCCGCTCCTCAGAAAGCTTTTTCAGCTCTCCCAAAGGAACGGATTCCGTTTTTGCACCTTGGATTACTTTTTCAATTCCAAAGGGGCCGTTCTCTGATGCCCACCTGTCAACAAACTCCCTTGCATTGTAAGGATCGTATCCAAAGCAACGCACGTCGTATCCACAATCCGTGATATAGTTGTCCAGATCATCGTAGACCTGCATCATGTCCAAGACTGTTCCCTCAAGGACAATCAAACTGCCTTCTTGCATGAACTGATCATACTTGATTCGCATTGCCGCCGGGAGTTTCATTAGAGTAGACGAGGTGATATAGTTCCTTGTCTTTATTCCAAAAGCACCATTGGATAAAGGGAAAAGGAAGGTAAAGGCACAGAAGTCATCGCCCTGAGAAAGGTCTGCGCCAAGAGAACATGCCATCTGCCAATACGAACGCTTGCGGTGTGGAAGTGTCTCCTCATAGGTAAAGTAATAAGTATAACCTTCCATCGGCAGACCGAACCTTTTTGCAAGAATATCATTTCGCGCAGCCGGTGCTTTTTCGGCACGCTCCACATCCAATTGATACGTCTCATAGCTAACAGTCTTACCAATGTTAGTCGTATATTTCCTTATGCTCCGTACCCGGAGGACAAACCACCTGAAGAGTTGTATGTTTTCCAGGATTCGTGGCCTGCTGGATTCTCCCGCCGTATACTGGATATCCTTCTGCTTCGAGGATCGCCAAAGCTTCTTTTAGCTTCTCTTTTGAAATTCCAAGTTCACGTTCAACACCCGTGCCAACATCGATCATCCCTTTTTCCGCTATCTGCTCTTTCAGAAATTCCGCAGTCTTCTTCGCTTGATTCATCCGAGCTTCAGAACGTTCGTTCAGCAATGAGCGAACAGAAGAATCATTGGCAAAACCCATCTCCCTCGCAATTTCATTCAGGCTTAGACCGTCTTCCCGAAGAGACTTTGCCCGGGCAACATCTAATGCACGTCGTTCGTCCTTTGCCAAGGATTTCTGCGCACGATATTGAGTCGTAGACATTCCCATTGCTTTGGCAATTTCGGTTTCGGTAAGTCCTTGGTTTTTCAGCTCTTCAATACGGCTTAAAAAATCTCCGCTGCGCTGATAGGGATTATCGCCAGAACCCCAAGGATAGCGACCCGAATGTCTTGGTGTGCCGTAATGCATCAAATTATCTTCAGCAATAGAATTCATGGCTTAGCTCTCCCGTTCTTTAATTTTCTTGATGATTTTGTCAGAAACGATAATCTTATTCATAATTGCCGAAATATCATCCGCAGTCGGATTGTGACACAGAATATCATCACTTTGATAGATGCGAAGCTCTGTTTCAATATCAGTCGGCTTCACACGATATTCCAAACAAAAAAGAGCAGCGTATATTTCAAGCTGCTCAATATGGGCCGGAATCGCACCCGACTTATAGTCATGAATTCTAAGCATGTCTTTTCGAAACGAAATGGCATCCGCAGTCCCAAAACAATTTTCCGAATAGAATAGTGGTTGCTCGGGAGTCATCCGAAAGCCAATTGCATCGTTTACATACATGTTGAGTGTTTTTTGTGATTTGGGTAATTTCTGTCCCAGTCGAATGCATTGCGCAGCGAACGCATGCAGCTCTGTTCCTCTCTGTGCCGCCAGAAAATTCAAATATGAGTCAGCCATTTTTTCTTCGCTGTAATTGAGCCAATGATATTTACTCGGCCCAAGAAAAGCATGCAGCCCTTCAAGTTCGAAATGCCGATTGAAGTTCACTTAACACTTCCTCCTTATTCTCAGGATAAACAAATCTTGAGAAGGACATGTTGTCCATCAGATCTACGTAATATTCCTGATTGGGTTGTTTTGCAGCATTCGCAGATTTTTTGCATTCTAAGGACGCCCACTTATCTTGATACAAGACCAACAGATCAGGAAGCCCTTGTATTTGATCCATTTTAAAGACCATGCAGCCAGGGAACATATTTTTTAAACGCTGAATCAGACCATCTTGAAATCCACTTTCGAGCCTAGAACTCCTAGCCATCTTGGGCCTCCTTTCACTTCATTAAAATGCAAAAGAGAGTGTCTATTCAAAAATGGCCATTTTATCCTCTCTCTTCATAACAGTCAATGTGTCGCGGCCGGGCTGTTCTGTCGTAAAATGGACGGGCGGTTTTGTCGGAAGAAGCCGGACACGGATGTCCGGCGGGCGGGGCGAATAGACGTCGCTGGAGTATTTTGTCGTACAAGAGAAGGGAGGGGCCAGAGCCGCTCCCTTCATTAGTAGATTCAAGAGACCTCGCCCACCAAGACGAGCTGTACCATCCGGTCATCAACAATAGGCCGGCGATTTTGGTAAGCGTAGACAAGTGACTGAGTACAGGCCCGGTTACGGTCATACTCATCATGGTAAAGCTCCACAAAATGAATGAATCCCTGAAGAACCTCAGCTCTCAGGGATTCCGGATCGCCGCCCCAGGCTTCCAGCAGGATGGTCAGCGCTTCCTTATAAATCTCCGCCCCGGCGCGCCTGAACTCCGCAAAAGCGGTATTGATGCAGATGATGCGCCCGACGCCCCCACCGCGCTCAAAGCCCACATGAAATCCTGCGTCCTCGGTCGCTTCGTAAAACTCGCCCGACGCCTTGTCCTCGCCATGAAGATTGGCGCGGAGCTTCGCGCTGGGCGTCAGGGCTGCGGAGTAGCCGGTCTGCATGGCAAACAGCAGGGCTTCCTCAGCCTCTGTCATACCGTAGTACACTTTGCAGAGAATCGGCAGGTCGTTGTTGCCTTTCCCCGGATGGCGCGAATCTGCTTGTTGACCATAGGGACGCTGATGCCGTGCTCCGCAGCATACGCGGACTGGCTTTTCCCCTCGATGAGGCATTCCCGAAAGATCGAACGCTGGCTGTCCGTCAGCGTTTTGCAGAATGCGTCTGTAAGTTCTGCCGTGAGCACCTCGGAGTCGATGCGCTGCCGCGTATCCAGCAGCCACGCGGACTCGTCCATGCTTCCGCCGTCGCGGATGGCATCAAGGCTCAGAACCGGCCCGATGGTCTGCTGTTTTGCGTACTCCCGGCGCATCTGCTTTTCCTGACGGAGCAG